TTTTATGAGTTGTGTCCTGATGAAGAAGATTTCCGTCGTGGAGTAAAGCTTGGAACGTATGGTGATGATAATGCCATGAATGTAGCAAATCGTCTTCGTGGTATCTTTACACATACTGAGATGGCACGAGTTTATCGTGACAGATATGGTATGACATACACTATGGACAAAAAGGATGCTGAATCAACTCCTTATCAGAACTTTGATGAGTTGGGTTTTTTAAAGTGTCGTATTGTGTACAATGTAGATTACCAAGCATATGTTCCCTTGTTGGATCAATCATCTATTGTTAAAAGTTTGCACTGGCAAAAGAAAGCAAAAGATTGTGAAGATCCGCCTCAAGTACAATTCTCGAGTAAAATCGATTCTGGTGTAAGAGAGGCAAGTCATTATGGAAGAAAATTTTATGATGAATATGCAAGAAAGATTAGAAATATCAAAGCTGCTAATCCTATTGCTCTTGCAGCATTGAATGTTCCTACATATGAACAAGTAGTGAATAAGAACAAGTGGGCCTTTCATCCAGAGTGGGTGAATGATGATGATTGTGAAGTTTTCGATTCGCAATCTTCTACTTGGCAAGAACCTATTTCCAATCACATGTTTGCCTGGCGAACTGGAAAATTGGTAGCATATCTTGTATCTGGTGAATTTGTGTGGTCTGTTCTCCCTTGGAAACAGATTGTACGCAAACTTCCAAAGAAATGCGATTTATTATTAGCTTTTCAACACGAATCCATTACAATTATGGATGCTAATGAATTGCTGACTTATCTTCCTGCAGTAAATGCGGGACGATTTGAAGTTACACCCTTTAATGATCGCCATGAGTATGCAGCTGATTTATTGAATAAGAAGAGAATGCTTGAAATGGTACGATTTATTGTATTTCCATCAACGCTTTCTAGCATTTATCAGACTCATACCAGAGTTTGTAATGCTCTTCAGAAAGTTCATTTATCATATCATACTTTACCTATTCGTGAAGCACCTATTACATTTTTGTTAACTGGTGGTTCTAGTTTGGGTAAAACAGGTCTTGCAATAAAGATTGTCAAACAAGCTTTACATTCTATGGGTTATCCAATCACCGCGGATGACAATGGAATTTGTATTTTGAATGAAACAGACGATTTTCAATCTGAGTATACTTCAGATACGAAAGCAGTTATTTTTGATGATGTGGCCAATGACAAGCCAGACAAAGAAACACAAAATCCTTTAAGAAAACTTCTGGATTATTCTAACAACGTTTGTAAAATGGCGTTAGCTCCTGAAGCAGATAAGAAAGGTATTGTTGCTATTAGACCAAAAGCCGTCATGGTGACATCTAATGCTCCTGCAACTGAATTATTTTGTAAAGATAAAGTTCAATTTCCTGTGCCAAATGATGTGAGTGGCCCTTTGAATGTCAATGAATGGTCTGTAGCACCATTTGCCTATGCTCGAAGATTTGATATTTCTATTAACGTGTTACCATCAAATTATCAATTATCTAAAAATAGTAATGAAGATTCTCGTCTTTACGCTATTGATTGGGAAAATGATGGTCCAAGTTTTTGGAATTTCCAGATTATTAAATATACATCCCTAGATGGGTACAGCATTCAAACTAATGTTGTAGATACTTATATGAATATTTATCAATTGATGGAATATGTTGATAAAGTTGCTAAGGAAAAGCAACAATCACAACGTGCTTTCATCAAAGAATCTATTCGAGTATTGGATTCTCCCCCTTGCGTACATGGTATTATTGCTGGTTGTTGCCAACAATGTATTATTGATGCTGGAGGAGATCCTCCTCGTGAATATATTATACCTGGGAAAATTGACGATCCTAATGTAATGGGGTTTGACTCACAGGGTGGTGTATTCTCTTCACCTCCTGTACCAGTTGAAGAAAAGGAACCAGAATCTGAGCCTATATTCACATCTAAACAGCTTGCAGATTGGTCTACTAAATATATTGGAGCAGATGGTAAACCTACGGAAAGGAGTAAAGCTTGGTATTATGCCACTCACTCTAGACCAAATGGTGAACCTCTACAATCATCCAATGGAGTAGAGTATTTTGATGATGGAGAAGAATATGAACAACAGGTTGAACCATTTAAACCTAATATTGTTCCTGAAGAATTAACTTGTGATGAATTCCGTGCTTACGCTGTAGAAAGTACGGATGATTCTGAAAGTTTAATCTCTATCCCAGAAAATCCAGACATGCCGATTGTGTATATCCGTCACAAACGTTATACTGGACCCACTAGTATACCTTATCCTAGAGATTGCTCTCGAGATTGTGATAATCTAAACCCCGACTGTGTTAGTTGGATATGTGTAGATAAATACAGTTCAATTGAGCCTATGCTTAGTTTCTTTGATGTAGTGTTTCATCATACATCTGGAGAAATTTTCTCTAGGACAGCTAATCCTAATTATTCACCATTCATTAAAGAACGTCTTCGTGTTAAGAAATTCAATATGTTTGATGAAAGGAATAGAGTGTCTGAAATCAGAACTATTGAACTATCATCTCGTGATATGTCATCGATTAAATCAATGTTATGGTTTTATGACGTTGTTAGAATTGATGATGTTGCTTATGTGGCTACTCGTCAAGCTGCACAAGCTGCTATTGACTATACGCATTATGATTCAGTAATTATGTGTAAACGTGATGATTATCCTCACCATGATTTTCATCAGGAGTCTATGTACTCCTAAATTCGGCCAAAAGCCACAAAAGAGTTAGTACTCTATAAAATATATTGGTCATGCATCAATTAAAATAAAGCATGGAAAGAGTTAGTACTCTATAAAATACTATGCTTAGTGCATGTTTTACATGTACCCCCTTGAACAGCTGGGGACTTCTTAGGAAAATTAAAGTAAGTTTAAAACTTAGTTATATGAATCATCATATATCATGTTGCAAACCCTTTAACGATCCAATGATGGAAGTTAAGCAAGCGTCGTCCCATTTTGGGCTAAATCTTGATACTATTTGTTTTCATACTTACTTAGCCTAATCGGGCGA